CAGATCCCGGTCAATTCGGGGAAGAACGGATAGGGCCGCGCATCCCAGGTCCAGGCGGCGCATTCGGGGACATGCACCATCCGGCCACCGTAGACCGACGACGTCGGGTTGTTCGCACCCTGACCCCACCAGAGGTAACTGGCCTCCAGATAGGCGCGCTGGATGGCGTCATCGCGCCAGCCGCGGGAGAAGTACGGGGTGAAGCTCTCGGACGACTTGGGGTCGAAGAAGACGTTCGGCTGGTTCGTGCCCCGGTCGATGGCGGGACAGCCCAGTTCGGTGAACCAGACGGGCTTGGACTGCGGCACCCATGCGGTCGGCGTTCCGCTCTCCACCCCGCCCGGTCGGTTGAAATGCGGGTTCGACCACCAGGCGCGCAGATCCTTGTAGCGAAATACCCATGGCTTGCCTGCGCTGCCATCGGTGATCGGGGTGCGGATCTGGGCCGACCTGTCGGCGGCGCTGGCATAGAACCAGTCGAAGCCCTCGCCGCCTGCGATGTTGGCCTGCAGGTAGCCACGGTCATGGATCGCGGGCCAGCCCTCGAGAGCATCGGCATGGTCGAAGCCGTCGCGCCAGTCGGAGAGCGGCATGTAGTTGTCGATGCCGATGAAATCGATGTTGGCGTCCGACCAGAGCGGGTCGAGGTGGAAAAAAACATCGCCCGTGCCGTCGCCGGGCTGGTGGCCGAAATACTCCGACCAGTCCGAGGCGTAGCCCACCTTGGTGCCGGGCCCGAGGATTGCCTTCACGTCGGCGGCCAGCGCCTTGAAGGCCGTCACAGCCGGATAGGCACTGGCGCTGGACCGGATGGTGGTCAGCCCACGCATCTCGGTGCCGATCAGGAAGGCATCGACCCCGCCCGCTACGGCACAGAGATGGGCGTAGTGCAGGATCATCCGGCGCAGGCCCCAGTCGCCCGAGGGGCCGGTCCAGGTGACGGTATCGCCCGAGATCGCGAACTGTGCCGGGGTGGCGGCGCCGAAGAAGCTAGAGACCTGCGTTGCGGCGGCGGCTGTCTTGTCCGCTGTCCCCGCAAAGCCTGCAGCCGGGGAACAGGTGATCCTGCCCCGCCACGGGAAACTCGGCTGACCCGGCGTCGCGGCACTGCTCGAATAGGGGTTCGGCAGCGTGTTGCCGGGTGGAACGTCCATCAGCAGGAAGGGATAGAAGGTCACCCGCAGCCCGCGCGCCTTCATCTCCCGGATCGCCTGAATCACCGCGAAATCCGCAGGCGAGCCGCCGTAGACCGGCCGATCCTCGGCATCACGGCTGACGAGATGCGCATTCGCGCGCGCGACGCCGTTGACGGTCCAGGCCTTGGGACTGGTGACCTTGGTCGCCACCTCGACGCCCGGCTTGATGGTGCAGTTCCCCGCACGCAGGTCATCGCCGAACCAGGCGACGACCAGGCTGACGCTCTCGACAGCCGGGGCCATGGCCTGCAGTCGATCGAGCGCCACGACGATATCGGCTTCATCCGGCAGCGCGTTCAGGTTCTCGGCCGAGGTCGTGCCGCCGGTGGTCTGGCCGAAGACCGTGGTCGTGGCCCCCACAGTCTTGCGGACAGCTTCCGTCGCATAGGTGAATTCGCCCGAGGCCGGGATCATGGTCACGGCTTTGACCAGCCCTTCGGCCGTGTCGGGGTCAGCCAGCGGCCGGAAGACCTCGAACGACAGCTGCGGCAGGCGGTTACCGTAAGTCGAGAGCGGCAGTTCCTCGAAGACGACATAGGCCGTTCCGCGGATGGCCGGGGTGTTGGCCGCTCCCATCTTCGCCGAAATGAATGGGTCGGGTGTCTGGGTCTCGTTCCCCGGATACCAGCGCCAGGTGATCCCCGTCATGTCGAGCGGTTTGCCGTCGGCCCAGATGCGGCCGATGCCGGTGATCGGGCCTTCGCAGAGCGCGACCGCGAAGGACGCATAGTAAAGGTACTCGGTCGTTTGGACCCGACCGCCCCCGCCACCCTTGCCGCCGCCCTGCGTCGTGGTCTTGGTCTCCTCGCGGAAATCCGTGGCCCAGATGATGTTGCCGCCGATGCGCATGCGCCCGTAGAGACGCGGAATGATCGCGCCTTCCGTCGCGGACGTGATCCGCAAGCTGTCGAGGCGCTGACCCGCGATCTTCTGCGCGGGCGCCAGCGAGGACACGATCCAGCCGTCGACCACCGAGCCGATGGTAGAGCCGATGAAACCGCCGATGGCAGCGCCGGAAAAGCCGAGGATCGCGCCGCCAAAAGCCCCGCCGATGGCGGACCCGACGGCGCCGAGGACAAGCGTGGCCATTGCGGAAATCTCAACGTGCGGGGAACAGGAACGCGAAGGCGATCTTGCGCGCCCAAGCGGGCGTCAGCGGTTCCTCGATCACGCCGAGGCGTTCATAGGCGTGGAGGAAGGTGTCGGGGCCGGTGAGGATGCCCACATGCTTGGCGATGGCGCGGGGCATCATCCGGAACAAGATCAGCGCGCCGGATGGGGCGTCGGCTGGTGCGATCTCCGGCATCATCGCCCGCGCCCCATCGGCCAGAACCTCGCGCGGGCCGGTCTCGCCCCAGTCGCGGCTGTAGGGTGGGATCGGGAACGGCTCGGGCCCCACCACCTCGCGCCAGACACCGCGCGCAAGGCCTAGGCAGTCGCAGCCGACCCCGCGCAAGCTGGCCTGGTCGTGATAGGGCGTGCCGAGCCATGACCGCGCAACGGCGATGACGTGGACGGGATCGGCCGTTGGGACTGTCGCGGTCACAGCACCGCCCCCTCGTGTCCGCCGTCCTTCGTCGCATAGCGTAGGACCGCATCCTGGCCCGGGATATGCGGGAAGCCCCGGAAGTTGGCGACATTGGCAAACTTCGCGCCGCAGGTCGCAAGGCGCTTGTCGCAACCTGCGCGGATGATGAAGGCATCTGTTGCCGTGATCGGCCGCACCGGCGCTTCCAGCAGGGTCAGAATCGCCACCTCGTCGATGAAGTCATGCGACAACACCTCGACGCGCCGCCCTGCATTCGCGCCGGTCAACCATTCCACCAGCCCAAAGGCGAACCAGTTTGCCGCGAAGGTGCCGAGGCTCGAAGCCGTGAACGCCCGGTCGCGCAGCACCTCGATGACCGCGCCGGTGCCCTTGAAGGCCGGGGCGTCGAGGTTCACCCCGCAGCGCGCATCGCCCAGCGCGGCATCGCAACTGGCCTGAAACGTCCGCCCGACCGTCTGGCCGAGGAGATGGGCCAGTGACCGCACCTCGGCCACAAAGGCCAGCCGCCCGCGCCGAATCTGGCCGATGGCCCCTCGGCGCAGAAGCACGCGCTGCGTCGGGTTTGCCCAGTTCACGCGCCAGACCTCGACCGCTGCATTGTCCCACCGACCGTCGAGGATATCGGTCTCGGTGATCCGGTCGGAGGAGAGCACGCCTTGGGCATCCTGCGCATCGACGGACAGGTCCGATCCCGACCGCACCTCGGACGCCGTCAGCCCGCTTTCCGGTTCGAACTCGGTCCCGTCGAATGACAGCGTCCGGTCGTGGTCGGTGAAGCCGAAGATCATCCCATCGGCCCGCGTGATGCGCCAGCACCACGCAAGCGTCGTCGTGCCCTCGTCCAGATGGGCCTGCAGCGCGGGCGAAAGCGATTTCACTTCCGCCCCCAGCCGCGCCAGAGCGCGATCGAGGCCAGTGCCGAGGACACGACACCGCCCGCCGCTCCGGTCAGGGCATAGAGGTTGAAGGGCCTGAGGTCGAAGGTCCCGGTCGCCAGGTCGAAATCCGCGAGCCCCGCCATGGCGAGGCCGGAAGCAGCAAGGCAGGCGAGATAGACGAGGCTGCGGGCAAAGGTCCAGTTCATGTCGTTTCCTTTCCAGTGAAGAAAGTGGCGAGCCGCTGCCACCAGCCGGGCACGGGTGTAGGCTGGGCGGGGGGTTGCATTTGCGTGCCAGTCGGGCGCAGCAAGGTCAGCGCCTCGACCTCGGTGAGCCGACGGATCGGTCGTGAGAAATCGACCCGGCCGTTGCGGTCGACCGACCAGACCGGGATGGTGCCGGTCGGGTAGGTGCCCCTGGCGAAGAGATCGCGCTCCGCCTCGCGCCGCGACCGGATGGCGGCTGGCTTGAGCCAGCCCATGAAGGCCGATGCGGCCGCCACGCGGTTCCCGGCGTTCAGGTGCCGCGTCAGCGCGGCCTTGGCAATGCCGCCGGTGTTGTAGTGGAAGGACACCAGCGCATCGAACTCGTGGGGCGCGAGCGGCACCTTCACCGCGCGCAGCACCTCGGCCTCGTAGGCGGCGAGGTCGGTGCGGAAGAGCTGGAAGGCTTCGCGGATCCCCGCATAGAGATCGGCGGGCATGCCACGCGGCATCCGCGCCGGATCGGGCGGACCAGCGGCGGCGGTGTGGCCGATGCCGAAGGTCCAGATGTCCTTCACGTCGAGATAGGGTCCGGGCACGACGCCTTCGTGCCGGATCAGGGCCAGAAGCCCCCGGTCGGTGGTCTGCATGGTGGTGGTCCTTTTGGGTGATCAGGGAGCGTCGTGGCGGCGCTCGAGCGCGGCGGTCAGGGCCTCAATCCGGGCGAGGATGTTGGCGATCCGCTCGTCGATGACCGCGATGCGGCGGTCGGCCTCGACGATCTGGCGGTGGTAGAGCGGCGAGGTGGAGAGAAGTTCGGCCACCCTTGCCTCGAGCGAGGTCAGGCGGGTGTTCTGCGTGCCCGCCCACCAGATCGCGGCCCCGCCTTGCGCCGACAGCGCGAGGGCAAGACTCAGGTAGGCGGCCAGTGCGCCCATGCGCACGGTCGTGGGTTCCGACATGGGATCGGTCCTTCAGAGGCGGAGTTCGATGAGAGGGATCGAGGTGATCGAGCCGAGGCGTTCGAGGTCGAGTGTGACGTCGAGGACGTCGGTGTCGCAGCGGACGGGAACGTCGAATTCGAAGCCCGCGCTGATCGCAACGCCTGCGGCGGGGGCGGTAGTGAAGGTGATGAGACCGGTGGTGGTGGAAACCGACCATCCAGAGGCTTGCGGGGTACCGTTCAGGGCGATGGTCACGGTTCCGGCGACGGGCTTGGTGATGACCCGTGTCCAGGACTGCGCGCCGGAGGTGTAGCGCTTGGTCAGCTGAAACAGGGTTGCCGCCCCATTGCCGGTGCCGATCGACTGGTTGGTCGCGGCGGGCGTCTGCGACGGCAGGCAAGACTTGAAGTCGGCCCAATCCTTGAAGCGGAAACCGTGCAGACGGCCATTCCGGGCCTCGAAGAAGGCGACGACCGCCGCCAGATCATCGGCACGGCGGATGCCGTAGGCCACGTCGTAGCGGCGGCGGCTGTTGACCCAGCTGGCATTGCGCTCTTCGGCCCCGCTTGCCAGTTCGACGATCTGCGTGCGGCGTTCCGGGCCGCCGCGCGCCCCGCGGCTGATGTTGTCCGGAAACCGGACCTCGTGGAAGGCCATCAAGTTCCTCCATGGTTCGTGCTCTGGCTCCTGCAACCGGTTCCCACTTGCGGGGTCGCACTCACATGCCCCTCCGGCCCAACGAAACGGCGCGGGCGATGTCGCTGGCGACCTGTGTGCGGGATTGCCGGAAGCTCTCGGCGTCGCGGGCGTTGATCGTGACGTTGACGGTTGAGGCGCCCGACTGGCCGTATCCGGCCGCATCCCGGCGAGAGAGAACCCGCTCGCCACGCTGCAGGATCGCGGGCACCTCGTCCGGGCGCAGACCGGCCCAGCCGCCATTGTGCATGCGCGGGGCATTGGCGAAGGCCAGCGCCGGGACCATCCGGCCAGGACCAGGGGCGCCGACCATGCCGCCCGTGTGCAGGATG